ATGTCACTGACCGGAAACATCGCCGAGCTCGCCGCCGCCATCGCCCAGGAGGTGCGCGCGCGCATCACGGCGGACCACCCGGCCCTGGCTCGCGCCTGGGTGTGCTTCGGCACCGTTGGCGACCAGGTGGTGATCCGGTCGGCCTTCAACGTCGACAGCGTGATCCGCGTCGCCAGGGGCAAGTACCGCGTGGTCTTCGCCGAGCCTATGCCTGACGACGCCTACTGCTGGACGGCCTTCGCCCGCAACGCCGGGCGCCAGTCCGCCATGAAGGCCGCCGGCGCCCGCGCGCGCGCCGAGGCCAAGACGACAGCGTTCGTGGAGGTCATCTGCACGACCGCGGCCGGGACGCTGACCGACACCTCCGAACTCAACCTGATCGTATTCCGCTGATGGCATATACCGAAGCTCAGCTTCAAGCGTTGGAGGCCGCGCTCGCAAAGGGCGAGCGTCGCGTCACCTTCCAAGACAAGACCGTCGAGTACCGCTCGGTCGATGAGCTCAAGCTCGCGATTCGCGAGGTGCGGCGCGGCCTGTTCGAGCAGGCCGCCGAAACCGGGCTGTGGCCGGGTGCCCCGCGTCAGATCCGCGTGACGACCGGCAAAGGGTTCTGATGGCCCGAGCTGTATCTCGAACCCCTGGCCGAACCTCTGGCGGCTGGTTCGCCCGGATCCGCAGCGTGTTCGGCCAGCCGCCGGTCCACGAGGCCGCTGGCCGGGGCCGGCGTGCGCTCGCTTGGCGGCCCGGCAACCCGGGCGCGGTGGCGGCGCTGCTCGCCAGCGGCGAGGATCTGCGCATCAAGAGCCGCGACCTCGTGCGGCGCAATGCCTGGGCGCAGGCCGGCATCGAGGCGTTTGTCGCCAATGCGGTCGGCACCGGCATCAAGCCGCAGAGCCTGTCCACGGACGACGCCTTCAAGGCTGATGTGCAGGCGTTGTGGCGGGACTGGACTGAGGAGGCGGATGCCGCCGGCCAGACCGATTTCTACGGCCTGCAGGCGCTCGCCTGCCGGGCCATGTTGGAAGGGGGGGAATGCCTGATCCGGCTGCGCCCGCGCCGTCCCGAGGATGGCTTGTCCGTGCCGCTGCAGCTTCAACTGCTGGAGGCCGAGCACCTGCCGATGACCTTGAACGTCGACCTGCCATCCGGCAACGTGGTCCGCTCGGGCATCGAGTTCGATGGACTGGGGCGCCGGGTGGCCTACCACCTGTACCGGTCTCATCCGGACGACGGCAGGCTTGCGCCGATGTCGGGGCAGGGCGGACTCGATACCGTGCGGGTCGATGCGAGCGAGGTGATCCACCTGTTCCGCGTACTGCGGCCCGGCCAGATCCGGGGCGAGCCGTGGCTGTCGCGCGCGCTGGTGAAGCTCAACGAGCTCGACCAGTACGACGATGCGGAGCTGGTGCGCAAGAAAACCGCCGCCATGTTCGCGGGATTCGTGACCCGCCAGAGCCCGGAGGACAACCTGATGGGTGAAGGTTTGCCGGACGAGGCCGGCATCTCGTTGCTCGGGCTGGAGCCGGGGACGCTGCAGATTCTGGAGCCGGGCGAGGACATCAAGTTCTCCGATCCGGCCGACGTGGGCGGATCCTACGGCGAGTTCCTGCGCACGCAGTTCCGCGCCGTGGCGGCGGCACTCGGCATCACCTACGAGCAACTGACCGGTGACCTGACCGGCGTCAACTACTCGTCCATCCGGGCGGGGTTGCTGGAGTTCCGCCGCCGCTGCGAGATGGTGCAGCACAGCGTGCTGGTCCACCAGATGTGCCGCCCGGTGTGGGCCGCCTGGATGAAGCAGGCGGTGCTCTCGGGTGCGCTGATCGCTCCCGGCTTCGCGCGCGGCGGGGCGGCTCGGCGCCGTCAGTACCTGCAGGCGAAATGGATCCCGCAGGGCTGGCAGTGGGTGGACCCCGAGAAAGAATTCAAAGCGATGTTGTTAGCCATCCGTGCCGGCCTGATGAGCCGCTCGGAAGCCATCTCGACGTTCGGCTACGACGCCGAGGACATCGACCGCGAGATCGCCGCCGACAACGCCCGTGCCGACGCGCTCGGCCTGATCTTCGATTCCGACCCGCGCCATACCGCCAAGGACGGCGCAGCCGCCGCGTCCCGCACGGACGCCACCGCCGGCGAACCCGTCGCCGCCTGAAGGATTTCCATGACCCTGTTGCCTCATCTGGCGACACGCCTGTTTGGCGTGCCGCTGGCGATTGATCGCCCCAAACTCGACGTGATCCTGTCGGTGCTGGGGCCGCGCGTGGGCCTGGCCGACCTGGCGCCGCCGGGCGACTACACGCCGCTCCCGCGCGGCCCGGCCCGCAGCCACGGCCAGATCGCCGTGATTCCGATCCACGGCACGCTGGTGCGGCGCACCGTGGGCCTGGAGGCCGAGTCGGGGCTGGCGAGCTACACCGCCATCGGCGACCAACTGGACGCGGCGCTGGCCGATCCCGGCGTGGCTGCGATCCTGCTCGACGTCGACAGCCCGGGCGGCGAGTCGGGCGGGGCGTTCGATCTGGCCGACCGCATCCGTGCCGCCGCCGCCGTCAAACCGGTTTGGGCGGTGGCCAACGACATGGCGTTCTCGGCGGCCTACGCGCTCGCCAGCGCCGCGTCGCGCCTGTTCGTCTCGCGCACGGGCGGAGTCGGCTCGATCGGCGTCATTGCTATGCACGTCGACCAGTCCGTCAAGGACGCGCAGGACGGCATCCGCTACACGGCGGTCTTCGCCGGTGCCCGCAAGAACGACCTGAACCCGCATGAGCCGATCTCCGACGCCGCGCAAGCGCAGCTGCAGGCCGAGGTGGATCGGCTCTATGGGCTCTTCGTCGCGACCGTGGCGAACAACCGCGGGATCGCCGCGGAGGCGGTGACCGCTACCGAAGCGGGCCTGTTCTTCGGGCAGGACGCGGTCGCCGCCGGGCTTGCGGATGACGTTGGCACCTTCGATGACGCGCTCGCCCAGCTCACTGCATCGCTCTCTCCCGCTGCGCCGGCTATGGCCGCGCGCAGCCCCTCTCTCAACCTCCAGATGGACTGTTCCATGACCACTCAACCTGATCCCGCTGCAGTCAGCGCACCGGCTGCGGATGTACTCGGCGTTACCGCCCAACCCCCAGTGGTTGCATTGCCGCAGGCGGCCCCCGCCGCCAGCCACACCGACGCCGTGGAGATCGCCCAGCTGTGCACGCTGGCCGGTCGCACCGACCTGATTGCCGGCTTCCTCGAAGCGCGGGCCACACCCGAGCGCGTGCGCAGCCAACTGCTCGCCGCACGGGCCGAGGCGTCGCCCGAGATCGCCAGCCGCATCGATCCGCAGGCGCCGGCCGTGTCCGCCAGCGCCGGCCATCCCGCATCCCCCCACAACCCGTTGCTCCAGGCCGTCAAGAAGCGCCTGGGCATTCAGTAATTCAGCAATCACGATCCATGGCTGTTCTTCAAGAACCACTGAACCTGGGCGACCTCCTCAAGTACGAGGCGCCCAACCTGTACTCGCGCGAACGCGTGACCGTGGCCGCCGGCCAGACCCTGCCGCTGGGCACCGTGGTCGGCATGGTGACCGCCACGGGCAAGGTCAAGCAGCTTGACCCGTCCGCCACCGATGGCAGCCAGTACGCCGCCGGCGTGCTGATGCAGGCCTGCGACGCCCACCTGGCCGACCGCGACGACGGCCTCCTCATCGCGCGCCACGCCATCGTCGCCAGCCACGCGCTGCAGTGGCCTGCCGGCATCGCTGCCGTCGAGCAGCTCGCCGCAATCTCTCAACTCAAGGCACTGGGCGTCCTGGTGCGAATCGGGGCCTGATTGACCATGCAAAATCCATTCACGAATCCTGCCTTCGAGATGGCCTCGATGACGGCGGCCATCAACCTGATCCCGAACCGGTACGGCAAGCTGGAGCAGATGAATCTGTTTGCGCCCAAGCCCGTGCGCACGCGCCAGATCATTGTGGAGCAGCGCGAGGGTGTACTGACCCTGCTGCCGACGCTGCCGCCGGGCTCGCCCGGTACGGTCGGCACGCGCGGCCGGCGCAACGTGCGCTCGTTCGTTATCCCGCACATCCCGCACGATGACGTGGTGCTGCCCGAAGCCGTGCAGGGGCTGCGCAGCTTCGGCTCGGAAACCGAACTGGAATCGGTGTCCAGCGTGATGGCCGATCGCCTGGAGACGATGCGCAACAAGCACGCCATCACGCTGGAACACCTGCGCATGGGCGCGCTCAAGGGCGAGATCCTCGATGCCGACGGTTCCACCCTCTACAACCTGTTCGATGAGTTCCGCATTCAGCAGAAGGTGGTGACCTTTGAGCTGGGCGTCGACAAGACCGAGGTCCGCAACAAATGCGCGGATGTGCTCAGCATGATCGACGAATCCCTGCTAGGCGAGGTCATGACCGGCGTGCACTGCCTGTGCTCGACCGATTTTTTCAAGGCGCTGGTCAGCCACAAGAGCGTCAAGGAGGCCTATTCGCGCTGGCGTGAAGGGATCATGCTGATCAACGACGTGCGGGCCGGCTTCGAGTTCGGCGGCATCTCCTTCGAGGAGTATCGGGGCAAGGCGTCCGACGCGGAGGGCAAGGTGCGCAACTTCATCGAACCAGGCGAGGCACACATCTTCCCAACGGGCACCATCGACACCTTCAGCACGTATTTCGCGCCGGCCGACTTCAACGAGACGGTCAACACGCTGGGCCAGCCGATGTACGCCAAGCAGGAGCCGCGCAAGTTCGATCGCGGCACCGATGTGCACACCCAGGCCAACCCGCTGCCGATGTGCCTGCGCCCCGGCGTGCTGGTCAAGCTGAAGGCGGGGTGACCATGGATATCGTGGAAACCCTTTACGAAGCGGCCGCCAATGCCGGGTTGCTGAAAGAGTGCGTCTGGCGGCCGTCCGATGGCAGTCCCCCGCGCACCAATAGGGTGGGCTTCGCCGCGCCTGACGAGACGCTGCTCGACGGCCTGACGGTCAGCACCGAGTACGTGATGTCCTACCCCGGCCGCGTCTTTGCAGGGCTTGGCCCCCGCGAGACCGTCGAGATCGCGGGCACCGTCTTCCACGTGCGCGACGTGCGGGCCGTCGGCGACGGTTCCGAGATCCGCGTCAAGCTCACGCGCCTGTAATTCCCATGGCATTCAACTCCGTCCGCGAGCGGATCCTGCTCGCGGTGCTGGCGGCCGTCCGTCCGCCGGTGCAGGCGCTCGGCGCGACGCTGCACCGCTCACCTGCGGTCGCTATCGCGCGCGAACAGTGTCCGGCGCTGGCGGTATATCCGGAGAGCGATGCCATCGCCAGCCGGGCCAATGACCGTGTCACACGCGAACTGACCGTGCGGATGACGGCGCTGGCCCGCGCGGTGCCGCCCGCCACGCCGGAGACCGAAGCCGACCGGCTGCTTGTCGTGGCCCACGCCGCGCTGATGGCCGACGTGAATGTCGGCGGCCTGGCGCTCGGCATCCACGAGCTCGATTGCGAGTGGGACGTTGAGGACGCCGACGCCGTGGCGGCAGCCATTCCCGCGCGCTACCGCATCACCTACCGGACCCTGACCGCCGACCTGGCGACGCCAGCCTGATGTCGTTCTGGCCGCCGCTTCCGGCGGCCACCCGCACGTCCCAGCGCCCCCGTTCGGGCGGCGCTCACCCCCGTACCCATTTCTGCGTCACGCAAGGAATTTCCCCCAACCATGAGTACCTACGCCTCCTTCCAGGGGCGCGTCTTCCTCGGCAAGCGAGATGCCGCGGGCATGCCCTATGAGGTGCGCTCGCCCGGCAACGTGGCCGAGCTGAAGCTGTCCCTCAAGACCGATGTGCTGGAGCACTACGAGAGCCAGACCGGCCAGCGCACGCTGGACCACCGGATGGTCAAGCAGAAGTCAGCCACGATCAACCTGACCATCGAGGAGTTCACCCGCGACAATCTCGCGCTGGCCCTGTACGGCAACCATGTCACCGGCGACGGCGGCCTGGTCAACGACGAGCCGGTCGGCGGCGAGCAGCCACTGGTGGGCGACCGCTACTTCCTGGCCCATCCCAAGGTGTCGAAGCTGGTGATCAAGGACAGCGCCGCCAAGCCCGCGACACTGGCGGCCGGTGTCGACTACACCGCCGATCAGGATTTTGGCTCGATCCAGTTCCTGCGCCTGGACGACGGTGCCACGCCACCTGTGCCTTACGTGCGGCCGTTCAAGGCGAGCTACGCCTTCGGCATGGTTACAGAGATCGGCATCTTTACGCAGCCGCTGCCCGAGCGCTACCTGCGCCTGGAGGGCCTGAACACGGCCCAGGGCAATGCCAAGGTGCTGGTCGAGCTGTACCGCGTCGCCTTCGATCCGCTCAAGGAGCTCGCTCTCATCTCGGACGACTACAACAAGTTCGAGATGGAAGGCTCACTGCTGGCCGATGCCACCAAACCGGTCGATGCGGTGCTCGGTCAGTTCGGCCGTATCGTGCAAATGTGAGGCCAGCGATGGATGATCTGGACAAGCTCATTCCGCAGCCGGCCGAACTCACCGTGGACGGCGAGTCGCTCGTCATCCTGCCGCTGAAGGTGGGGCGGTTGCCGGATTTCCTGCGCGCGATCTCGCCCGTCCTGCAGCAGCTCAACACACCGCAGATCGACTGGCTCGGGCTCTTCATCGAGCACGGCGACGATCTGCTGCAGGCTGTCGCGATCGCAGTGGGCAAGCCCCGAACCTGGGTCGATGACCTGGCCGCTGACGAAGCCATCCTGCTGGCGGCCAAGGTGGTCGAGGTCAACGCGGATTTTTTTACCCGGACGGTGCTGCCAAGACTCAACGTTCTGATCGACCAGGTGGCGAGAGGGCCGGCGCCATCTGGTTCGATGCCATCCAGCGCCTGATCGACCACGGTCACCGGCTGCCCGATGTGCTCGGCTACACCCTTGCCCAGGTGCGTGGCTTCTTGGAAGCCACCGCCCGTGCGGAGGCAGCGCGCGACGCGCGGCTGCTGTCGCTGATCGCCATCGGCACGCGGGGCGACGCGCGCAATCTGGAACGCACGCTCGATCAGCTCACCGACAAGACACACAACCATGCGCGTTTCCGTTCGAATCGATAGCGCGGCTGCGCAGGCCCAACTGCGCCGCTGGGCGGGCGAATTCCGTCCGAAGGTGAAGAAGGCCGTCGCGCAGGCCATGGCTGGCGAGGCGGCGGAGCTCAAGCAGCAGGTGCGCGATCACGTCGCAGGCCAGATGCGGGTGGTGAAGCGCTCGTTCCTCAAGGCATTCACGGCCAAGGTGCTGGACAAGGATCCGAAGCGTCTGCCGGCACTCTACGTGGGCTCGCGGGTTCCGTGGTCCGCCATCCACGCGCGGGGTGGTGTGATCGCGGGCCGGCTGCTGATTCCGCTGTATGGCCGCGTTGGCAGGAAGCGCTTCAAGGCGCAGATCGCCGAGCTGATGCGCGGGGGGAACGCGTATTTCGTGAAGAACGACCGGGGGAATGTGGTGCTGATGGCTGAGAACATCGGGGAGCACGACCGACCGCTGGCGGGCTTCAAGCGGCGCTACCGCAAGGCCGAAGGCGTCAAGCGCATGCGGCGCGGTGCGGATGTACCGATTGCGGTGCTGGTGCCGCGTGTCGTGCTCAGGAAGCGGCTCGACATTGATCAACTGGTGACACGGCGCATTCCGCGTCTGTCCGCCGCCATCGAGGCACGCATCCGGCAGTTGGGCTGACCGGTGTGCGCCTCGTGGCGGCAGGCGGTGCCTGCCGGTGAATCAGGCGATCAGGAACTTGTCGCGGTTCTTGCCAAGCCATGCGGGTGCACGACCACGGCCGGACCACGTAGCGCCGGTCTTGGGGTCGCGGTATTTGGGAGCAACGGGCGTCTTGGCGCCGGCGCGCTTGCCGCGCTTCGGTGCCAGACCGATGTCCTCAGCGGTCAGGCCGTATTCCTGCACGACTTGCCGCACCTGCTCGGTGACGGTTGCCAGTTCTTTCTGGCGAGCGGCTTCGAGTTGCTCTTCGAGCTTGGTCTTTTGAGCAAGCAGGTCTTTGTAAGTTGCCATGTGAACTCCCCTTGAGGTTCGTTGTAGTTGAAATAACCGATGCCAAACATCGTCAATGCAAATCGCAAAGACTCACATGTCATCGGGTATTGAAATTTTAGCCGCAAATTAAATGGAATGCAGGCGATGTGCGGTGCCGTTTTCAAGAAATTAACCAAGATTGAACATTGCCGTCGGTCTATGGAAGCGGTACCGCGGTGATGGATGAAGCTCGTTTCACGACTTCCCCGTTTCAATTACCTCGGACTGACCAGGGACATTCCGATTACCCGCGCCTGAATCGCGCCGCTGCGCTGCGGCACGCGCCTGCAATACCACTCCCCGATAAGCGGTCGAGCTCGCCATTCCATTGACCGGCGGTTTGTCCCTGCACGTTCGCTGATGCCCATCAGCCTCGGGACTTAACACCCCTCGATTCGCCGGCCCGCTCGCGGCCGGTGCGACTGGCTCTTCCCAGGGCCAAGATCATGAACACAACTATCACCAACGACACCGACGACTGCCGGATCGGGAATGGGCGCACACCTCGCCGTGTGGGGGCCTATTACAACGAGATCGATCCATTTGCGGCCGCATGGCTGCGCAACCTGATCGCTGCCGGCCATATCGCGCCGGGGGATGTAGATGAACGAGATATTCAAGATGTGCAACCCGACGAGCTGCGGGGATATCGCCAGCACCACTTCTTCGCCGGAATCGGCGTCTGGTCGCTCGCCCTGCGCCGTGCAGGTTGGCCCGATGATCGCCCCGTGTGGACCGGCTCCTGTCCGTGTCAGCCTTTCTCCCAGGCAGGCAAAGGGCTTGCGTTTGCTGACGAGCGGCACCTGTGGCCAGCCTGGTACTACCTCATCAGCGAGTGCCGACCTGCAGTTGTTCTTGGAGAGCAGGTTGCAGGCAAGCACGCGGAGGCTTGGGTCGACCTTGTATGCACTGACGTGGAAAGCCTGGCGTACGCCTTCGGGGCGGTCCCGTTTCCGGCTGCGGGCGTCGGTGCACCGCACATCCGCGATCGGCTCTATTGGGTGGCCTGCGCCGCAGGCGATGGAGGCCAGTGGAGGTGGACAGGCCAAGCGAGTGGGAGTGACGCGGTATGGCTCGAACGGCGTCGACTTGGTGTTGCTGGCCGGATGGCCGACCCCTTGTCAGCAGGATGGCCCGAAGGGCGGCCCCTCGCAGGGCATCGATCGCCTTCCCGGCTGCGTGCCGCTGGCGGGTTGGCCGACTCCAATGGCGGGCACCCCAGCGCAGAACGGCAACAACGCGGCTGGCAACAACGACAGCAGCCGCAGGACGGTGGCACTGGTTTCGGGCTGGGCCACACCGAACGCGAGGGACTGGCACTCGGCCAGCGGCTCGCCGGAGTTTCTGGCGCAACGGGCGGAACAGACTCGCGGCAAGCCACTGAGCGAGCAGGCGTTCACGCTCCTTCCCGGGCCGGCCCGACTAACGGTCTGTGGCGAACTGCTGACTGGCTCCTGTGCCGCGATGGACGCTGGCGGCCAGTTGAACCCGGCTCATTCCCGCTGGCTGATGGCGCTGCCTCCCGAGTGGGACGATTGCGCGCCTATGGCAACGCGATCAACGCGGAAGCGGCGAGGGTCTTCATCGACCACGTGATGGCATGGCTGTGATCCCTGTTGTGCCTGCTCACCGTGCTCTGCGTTGCGCATTCAAGGCTCACGTTTCCCAAGGGTTGATGAGCGGGACATCGAGTCCGACGAAATCCTTCGTGTTACGCGTGACCAGGATGAGGTCGTGCTGCAGGGCGGTTGCGGCGAGCAGGCCATCGATCGCAGGCAGCGGCCGGTTGGCGCTCGACATCAGCCGGCCCCAGCGGTCGGCGGTATGCGCATCGATGTCAAGCAAGCGGCCGAGGAAGTAGTTCGGCAGTTCCGTTTCGAGCCAGTCGATCAGGTGCTGGCGGCGTGCCGCGTCGTCCAGCCGCTCGATGCCTTTACGGATTTCGCCCAGGGTCAGCACGCTCAGGTAGAGCGACTGGCGCGGCCGGTCTTGCATCCAGGCGAGCACGCGCGCATCGGGTTGCTTGCGGCGTAGCTCGGACAGCACATTGGTGTCGATCAGGTAACTCAAAACTCGACCTCGCGCGGCAGGCTGCGTTCGCGCTCGAAGACGACGTCGTCCAGGCCAGCCAACGGAGACTGGCGCATGAAGTCGACCAGCGACTCCCCGCCGCCACTCAGGCGATCGAACAGTGCGCGCGAGATCACAACCGCGACCGGGCGGCCATGCACCGTGATTTCCTGCGGACCATCATCCGCTGCGCGCTTCACGACGTCGGAAAACCGCGCCTTGGCGGCTTGCAATTGCCAGCTTTGCATGGGGGCCTCCTTTTATGGTCAATTCTAACCAGACTGGTCAGATATGGCCGTCACTATAAACGAAACCCAGCACGATGTCCCAGCGGATTTCCATCCTCGTCGCGCTCGATGGCGCAGACGAGGGGCTCAAACGCGCCATTACATCCGCCGAGCGCAGCCTCGGTGAACTGGCCGCATCCGCCAAGAGTGCAGGCGATAAAGCCACCGCAGGCATCGCCCAGGTCAAGGCCGGCGTATCCGTCATCAGCGAACAGATCACCACCGCGAGGACGCAACTGCTGGCCTTCCTGTCGATCAACTGGGCAGTCGGCAAGGCCCAGGAGATCGTGCAGGTTGCCGACGCCTGGAACATGATGGCCGCGCGCCTGAAGCTGGCGACCGCCGGCCAGCGCGAGTTCACGGCGGCGCAGACCGCACTCTTCGACATCGCCCAGCGCATCGGCGTGCCGATTCAGGAGACGGCCACCCTGTACGGCAAGCTGCAGCAGGCGGTACGCATGCTCGGTGGCGAACAGCAGCAGGCGCTCACCATTACCGAGAGCATCTCGCAGGCGCTGCGCATCTCCGGCGCGTCGGCCAACGAGACGCAATCGGCGCTGCTGCAGTTTGGACAGGCGTTGTCGGCGGGCGTGCTGCGCGGCGAGGAGTTCAACTCCGTCGTCGAGAACAGCCCCCGGCTCGCGCAGGCCCTGGCCGACGGCCTGAACGTCCCCATCGGCCGGCTGCGCAAGATGGCAGAGGAGGGGCGGCTGACCGCCGACGTGGTGGTCAATGCGCTGCTGTCGCAGAAGGACAAGCTCGCCACCGAGTACGCGCAATTGCCAGCAACCGTCTCACAGGCGTTCGAGCGATTGCGCAACGCCTTCGGGCAGTACGTCAACCAGATCGACCAGGCCACCGGCTTCACCAGCAAGCTGGCTGCGGTGCTGACCTGGCTCGCGCAGAATCTCGACGCGGTGATGCAGTGGCTCAAGCGCATTGCCGAAGTGGGGCTGGCGGTGCTGGTCTACCGGCTGCTCCCGGCACTGATCACCGCGTGGCAGACCGCAGGCGCCGCCGCCGTCATGGCCGCCAGCGCGACTTCCGCCGCCTGGGCCACGGCCAACCTGTCGGTGTCGGCCGCCATCGCGAGTGTCGGCCTGCTCCGGACCGGTTTCGCCACGCTGGGCGCTTTCCTCGTCGGCTGGGAGATCGGCACGTGGCTGTCGGAGCAGTTCGAGATCGCGCGCCGCGCCGGCATCTTCATGGTCGAGGTGCTGATCAAGTCCGTTGAGGAGCTGCGTTTTCACTGGGAGGTGTTCGCGGCCATCTTCACGTCCGACACCATCGCCGAAGCGACCAAGCGCCATCAGGCCCGGCTGGGCGAGATGAACCGGGTCTTCGCGCAGATGGTTGCCGACGCCGGCCGGGGCGCGGACGCGGCCAAGGGCGCCATGAACGCGGCAGCCGGTGCCGCCGAAGAGATCGCCAAGCGGCTGGAGGCCGTACGCCAAGGCACGCAGGAGGCGGTGGGGCGCGGTGCCGAGGCGGTCCACACCGCCCTGGAGAAGCTCAAGTCGCGGCTCGGCGAGGTCGAATCGGCGGTCTCCAAGGCCAGTCAGACCGTGGGCGACTCCACCGGCAAGATGGCCGAGGCGTACAGGGGCTTCGGCGCGATGGTCGAGGCCAACCTGCAGCGGCAAGTCGAGGCGGTCAAGGCGCGCTACCAGCAGGAGCAGGCCGCGCTGGAACGCTCCGGTCAGACGCAGGCGGTGCAGATCGCCCGCTCGACCCAACTGCTGGTTGAGGCGTTTGCGCAGCAGACCGCACTGCGCCGGCAGGCCGCGACCGACACGCTCAAGCTTATCGATGACGAGTCTCGTGCCCGCCTCGACGCGGCAGCACGCGATGGCAAGACCGAAGCCGAACGCGCGGCCAACGTGCAACGGGTCGAGAACGAGATCCTGGCCACCCGCCGGCAGACGCTGACCCAGGCCGCCGCCGAATACCGCCAGCATATCGATGCGCTCAATGCGGAGGCCAACCGGCACCTGGGCGAGGTCCGGCGCATCGAGGACGAGAAGCGCCAGTTGTCGATGTCGACGGAGGAACGGATCCGCGACATCCGCCGCGCGGGGCTATCGGACTTCGAGGCGCAGGAGGATCGCAAACGCCAGATCACCGAATACCAGTCCGCCGCCCGCGCGGCGCTGGCCGATGGCGAGTTCGACCTGGCCCGCCAGCGCGCCAGCAAGGCGGTCGATTTGGCCGCGCAGGTGGCGAGCGCGCAGTCCAGCGAAGCCAAGCGCGCGGAGGATGCACGCCGGCAGTCCGAGCAGGCGGTCACGCAGGCGGTTCAGTTGGAAGCCCAGGCGCGCGAGGCGCGGGGCCAGCAGGAATACGCCCAGGCCGAAGCCCTGCAACGGCAGGCGGACGAGCTGCGCGCCCAATCGGCCCAACGGGCGGCGGCTGCCGACGCGCAGGCCGTGCAGGGCAAGGCTGCCGTCAACGAAGCCATCGGCCGGATCCGCGATTCGGAGGCGATCCTCAACCAGACCCTGGATGCGGAAGCCCGGGCGCACCAGCGTGCCGCGCAGGCAGCAGTGTCGGCCCGCCAGGACGTCCAACAGACGCTGGCCCAGACCGACAACCAGGTCGCCCAACTGACGGCCAAGCTGCAGCAGGGCCTCAAGGTCACCATCGATGCGGACACCCAGCGTTTCGACAAGGCCATCGCCGACCTCGACAAGGCCCTGGCCGAGCGGGCGCGGCTGGTGGTCATCCAGGCCGATCTGCAGCAGGCCGAGAAGACGCTGCAGGACTACGAGCAGCGCCTGAAGGAAGGCAAGACGCTGCCAGTCGACGCCGACGTGTCCAAGGCGCTTGCGTCGCTGGACCGGCTCAACGCCTATGCCCGCGAGAATTCACAGCTCGAACTCCGGGTCGCCACCGACAAGGCGCGCGCGGCCATCGCCAACGTCGAGGGCATGCTGCGGGCGCTGGATCGCGTGCAGACCGAGTCGCGCCACCGCGTGGCCAGCAACGTCGATGCGGTGCGCGCCGAGGTGCAGAGCCTGAACGGCATGAACACCTCCAGCACACACACCATTGCCGTGCGCCGGGTGGAGGCCAACGCCGCGGGCGGGGTGGTCGGTGCCGGTGTACGGCAGTTCGCGGATGGCGGTGCGGTGACGCCCACCTTCCCGCGCATGCAGGGCGGTTCGGTGCCGGGCACGGGCGACCAGGACACGGTGCCGCGCACGCTGGACGCCGGCGCCTTCGTGATCCGCAAGGCTGCCGTGCGCAAGTACGGTGCGGGGACGCTGGCGCAGTTGGCCAACGGAGTGGCGCGCTTTGCCACCGGCGGTGCTGTGCTGTTCGCAGGCCGTGGCGCCAGCCCCTCGGGCAGGGCGAAGCGCAACCGCGACGTGTTCGAGGCCCGCAGGATGATCGATCTCGGCCTGCAGGGTATGAGCGACTACACCTCGTGGGCACAGCACAACGGCGGCGCCTGGGTCAGCTCGGATATGCGTTCGCGCACGATGACGACCTACGGCCGGCAGGCTGAGCGTGATCGGCAGGCACTCGATGCGCTGGCCGAGCGCAAGCAACTGACCGCCGCCGAGCGGCAGACCCTCGATCGCATCAAGACCACCTGGCGCCAAGCCATGGCCCAGCCGATGTTGTGGGGCAAGGATCTGGAGCGCGACCTGCTCGACTACATGGAGCAGCACCAGGGTGAGTTCTATCGCGATGGTGGCGTGGCCGCTTCCGACACCGTGCCCGCGATGCTGACGCCCGGCGAGTACGTGGTGAACCGGCAGGCGGTCGCACGTCACGGCGTGGCGTTCTTCGACGCCATCAACAACCTCGCGCTGCCGGCACGGGCGCTGGCGAACAAGGTGCGGGGCTACGCTACGGGCGGGCTCGTCCAGCCGCTGGCAAGTATGGCGGCCAGGGCGTCTCAGGCCGTGGCGGGTGGGTGGACGGGGGCGGATCCCGCTGCGGCCCTGTCCCAGGTGCTTGCCACCTCCATGCGCGTGCCGGTGCCCGCCTACGCGGCAGACGTCGCGCCCGCCAGAACCATCCGCGTCGAACTTGCTTCCGGCGGCCGGACCGTGGCCGCCACCATCGACGCGCGTGACGAAGCGCGTCTGCTCGAACTGTTGAAGGAAGCCCAGTCTCGGGCGCTGTAATCCCAATGCAACTCAAGAACTTTGCGGACAGTGCCGTGCTGGCGCTGCCCGACGACCTGCTATGGACAGACGAACACGCCTGGACGCCCGCCGTGGCGGCGGTGTCGTACCTGCTGACCGGTGCGCTCCTGGTCGAGTCGGCCGCGCGCCAGAAGGGCCGGCCCATCACGTTGGTGGGCGCCGCCGACATGGCCTGGGTGAGCCGCTCGGCCGTGAACCGGCTGTACGCGTGGGCCGCCGATCCAGGCCGCCAGTTCGAACTGGCGCTGACCGATGGCCGGGCCTTCACCGTGGCCTTCCGGCACCACGAGACCGCTATCGAGGCCGAGCCGGTGATGGGCTTCCCGGCTCGGCGCGAGGGCGACTTTTATCGGCTGACCGTGCGTTTCATGGAAGTTTGAAGGTGATCGCCCTTTCTCGATCGTCGGTCCAGCAGGTACTCAGGTTCTTAGCCTTGCAGCGCTCGTAGGCTTGCTGTCCGAGCAGCTCGCGCGTCTTGCGCAGATTCTTTTCGGTCACGTTTTCGCCGCTCACGGTGTTGTCGCGCCAGCCGCAGTAATACACCTTGTGGGCATCCTCAACGTCGCGCCGGAACCGCACGACATCCTGCGGGTGCACCGTGTGGTTGGCCGGCACCGTTGCCGGGATGTGTCCCGCGAAGGTCTCGAAGAACGCCTTCGGCGAGAACGGGTTGTCCGGGTTGAACACCAGCCCGAGCGCGTTGCATAGCGCCTTGTAGTCCGTGTTGTGCAAGCGCGGATCGATCTCGAAGCCCGGTTTGACCTCGACCTCGAACACGAGGTTGTAGCCCCGCGCGCCAAACAGCAGCAGATAGGGCGATCCGTCGATGAAGAAAAACACATCGAAGCTCACCCGCCCATGCCGGTAATCAAACCGGATGCGTTCCAGTTTCTTGGCCCGCATGTCTTTGTACAGCGGAGCCAGCCCGTCCAACTTCATTCTCACCTCCAGAAGGAAATCCAACCAGCATGGGCATTCTGACAGGGGATATTAAACTCCTGGCCGCCGAGCGCCTGCTCGACACGCCCGATGGTGGCGGTCGCATGACCGGCCACGTGGTGGTCGACGGCCAATCGAACAATCTGTTCCCCGACATCTCCGAGCTCGACCGCACCTACGGGCGCGTCGGGCTGCGCAAGGCGTTCGTCGGGGTGCTGACCGATTCGACCGACTCCTACTACGGCGCGCACGCCATCGTGGCCGAGGCGCCGTCCGACCCGCGCGTGTCGGTCACGCTCTTCACCACCCGCTCATGGACCGACCGGCGCGAAGCGGCGCGCGACCGGGTCGAGCGCTACCTTGCCCGTGGCGTTAAATGGCCCGGCCAGCTGCTGGAGCGGCAGCTGACCGGCCAGCGCGCCATCACCCTGCTGCTCAAGCCCGCCGACCCGCTGCCACGCGTGGGCCAAGCGCTGGTGCTGGTGCAGGACGAGGCCAAGCCCACCGAACTCGAGCAGTACGTGCGCGTCACGCGCATCACCACGACCGAGCGCGAGTTCACCGTCAGCGAGGGCGGCGGCACCGTCAAGTTCTCCGCCATCGTGGCGACTTGCGAGATTTCCGATCCGCTGCGCTACGACTTCGAGGGACCGTCACCGTCCAACCGCGACGACGTCTCGGCCAAGGCGGTACTGCGCGACACGATTGTCGCCAACGCCGCGGTCTACTACGGCATCGCGCCGACCGTGGCCGAGGCCAAGGTGGGGGACCTGCGCGTGCAGGTGCCAGGGCTTTTCGGGCAACTGGTGCCGTCCGCGCAATCGGAGACGCCGCTGGTGGACCTGAATGCCGCCGGCCAGGCGGTACCGTTGCTGGAGAGCGGCAGCGGCGTGCTGACCTATACCGCCAACGGCCAGGTCGCCAGTGGCCGGAACCTGTACCTGGGCAACCCGCTGGTGCCGGGTAGCCTGCGTATCGCTGGTGGTGGCTACACGTTCACAGATTTGGCGGGCCAGCTCAAGTCCGGCACGAGCATCATCGGCACGGTCGACTATGCCCGAGGGCTGGTGGCCTTCAAGGACGGTACGCCCGGCTTTGGCGGGGACTTCCAGGTCAGCTTCCGCCCGGCGGGCGCGCCCGTGCGCGTGGCCGATACCGCCGCCATTGCCGTCGCCCAGGAGAACCGCGGCTACGCCTACACCATCACCCTGTCGCCGCCACCCAAGCCGGGGGCACTGATCGTGTCCTACATGGCGCAGGGCAAGTGGTACGACCTGCGCGACCAGGGCGACGGGGCGATCCGGGGCACCGATTCGTCCTTCGGGGCGGGGACGCTGGACTACGTGACCGGCTCCGTGATTCTGACGACCGGTGCGCTGCCCGACGCCAACACGGCGATCCTGTTCTCCTGGGGCTCCGCAGCCAGTTACTTCAACCGGGTCGGCGCGCCGGTCGAGCCCCCGACCGTGCGCCATACCGTCGAACATCCGGGCATCGCACCGGGCACGCTGCGCATCACGTGGACGGACGGCGCGCATCAACGCGTCGCCACCGACGACGGCCACGGCATCATCGTCGGCGACGGCTCAGGTACCGTGCGCTACGCACGCGGCGAGCTGGTGTTCCGGCCCGCCGTGCTACCTGCTGGCGGTGCCGAGCTCGCCATCGACTATCAGTGGGGGCCGCCGCAGGAGACCACCTTCGCGCACCCGCTGCGCAACGCCGATGGCACCGTCACGGTCCGGCTGCCGCAGACCGAACTCCGCCCGAACACCGTCGAGCTCGAGTTCAACCTGCTGATCGAGAACTACGCGGCGATCTCGGGCACGCCGGCCGAGATGCAGGTGGTGCAGCGCGTCGACCCGATCAAGATCGCGCGCGACACCGGCGGCGGGGCCTTCGACAGCGCCGTGGTTGGCGGCATCGACTACGCCACTGGCACGCTCACCTTCCGGCCCGATACCACGGTGAACGTCCCGTTCGCGCGCTACAGCGTGCAGCAGCTGGGTTGGACGGTGGAGGGCAGCGAACGCCGCCCGGTCTACCGCAATACGTTCAGCCACTGGGAATACAAGCCGGCCGGCGCGGCCATGCCGATCGATGAGTCGGGTTACGTCAAGGTGCGCTACCGCGCCGCCGACGCGGCGAACGCGGCCACCGAGACCGTGACGCTCGCCCAGCTGGAGGTCGACCTGACCGACCGCTATGCGGAAGCCATCGTGCCCGGCAGCGTCCGATTCGGCCTGGGCGGCAAGGTCTACGTAGATCGCCTGGGGACCCTGGTCACCGACATCAACGCCAATACCGGCGCGGGCACCCAGGCCGGCACCATCGACTACGCCTCGGGCCGGGCACTGCTCACGGTGTGGCAACCGGGCGCTGGCAGCGTGGTGTCGATGCAATCGCTGCTGACGGAGCTTGGTGGTCAGCCGGTCGATGAGGTGACTTTCCGCGTGCCGGCAGCGCCCGTGCGGCCGGGGAGCCTGCAGATTCGCGCGGCACCGCTCACCGGCGGCCAGATCACGGCCACCGCCAACGGGGACGGCACCATTGCGGCGGCGGGCATGCTGGGCACGGTGGACTACCAGACAGGTGTCGTGCGCATCCGGTTCGGGCGGTTCGTGCCGGCGGCCGGACGGGAGGGGGAAATCTGGTACAGCGCCGATGCCGTGCGCAACGGCCAGATTTTCCAGCCGCTGCCGGTGCGGGCCGACACGCTGCGCTTCAACGCCGTCGCCTTCACCTACCTGCCGCTGTCGGCCGACGTGCTCGGGCTCGACCCGGTGCGCCTGCCGCTGGACGGGCGGGTGCCGATCTTCCGGCCGGGGGATGTGGTCGTGGTGCATCACACCGCCGCCACGCCGTTCCCCGACAACGCGCGCCAGGGACACCGGCTCGACGTCGGCCGCGTGCGCCTCTCAGCCCTGCGGGTGCTGGATGCCAATGGCAAGCCGGTCTCCACGGATCTGTACGCCACCGACCTCGACGCCGGCACTGTGACGCTGCGAGCGTTGCCCGCCGGGCTGGCGCTGCCCCTGGTGGCCGAGCACCGCATCGAGGACATGGGCCTGGTCTCGGACACGCAGATCAACGGCGTGCTGACCCTGACCCGCCCCCTGACCCACGACTATCCCGCGCGCGAATCGCGGGTGTCCTCGGCGCTGATCATCGGCGACCTGCAGGCGCGCGCCCACACGCTGTTCGCGCAGCAGACGTGGACGGGGGAGTGGAAAGACACCCGCATCGGCGCCAACACCATCGCCCAATACAACGAGACGGTGTACCCGGTCGAGGTCACCAATCGAGGGGCTATCGAGGAGCGCTGGGCGCTCATTTTTACCAACACCAACGAATTTCGGGTGGTGGGCGAGTCGGTCGGGCAGATCGCCGTCGGCAACACCGCCACCGATCTTGCACCGGTCAATCCCGAGACGCACGCGGCCTATTTCACGCTGCGCGCGGGCGGCTGGGGCTCCGGTTGGGCCGCCGGCAACGTGCTGCGCCTGTCCACGGCCGGGGCCAACTTTCCCGTCTGGGTCGCCCGCACGACGCTGCAGGGACCCGCCACGCAGACCAACGACGCGTTCCAGATCCAGATTCGCGGCGACATCGATCGCTGACCTTGCGTATTGCTATGACCATCAAGCTTTTTCAGTCCAACCAGACCGGTGCGCCGCAGCTGAGCGGCCAGCGGGGAACCCTGATCACCGTGCTCAACGCCTGTTTGGGCAACGGCTTCAACTTGCGCACGCTGACCGCGATCACCCGCGAGGGGACGGTGGCGACCGCCACGGCGGATGCCGGCCACGGTTTCCGTGAGGATGACATCGTGCTGATCGCAGGCGCGAACGAAGCCGCCTACAACGGCGAGCACCGCATCCGCAAGGTATCTACAAACGCGTTCCAATTCGACGTCGCGGCCGATGCGGCGACGCCCGCGACCGGGATCATCACGGCGAAAATCGCGCCGCTGGGGTGGGACATGCCGTTCTCAGGCGAAGACAAGGCCGTTTACCGCTCGCGCGACGTGACCAGCAATCGCCTGTTCCTGCGCATCGACGAGACGCCGCTCGCCGGGGACGGCAACTACGGACGCGGTCCGCGTACGGCGCTCGCGCAGATGTGGGAGGTGCTCAACGACATCGACAACGGCATCGGGAAGGCGGAGACGTTGTGGCGCAAGGCGCAGAACGACAACGCGACGACGCGCCCCTGGGTGCTGGTGGGCGACAGCAGGCGCTTCTGGCTGGCGGTGAACTGGAGCGAGAGTTATCCGAACCGCTATGCGCCGTATTTCTTCGGGGACTTCCCATCTTTCAAGGCAGGCGATGCCTATGGCGCGATGGTGGCGGGCTACTTCGACCTGAACGGCAACTGGGTCGAGCCTGTCAGCAACTTGAACACGGACAGCGTCTACGCGGTCGGAACGGGTGTGGGCAACACGGGCATCTGGCTCGCGCGCGGGTATTCGCAGCTGGGCGGCCGGATCAATGCCCAGTGGGTCGGCGCTCCGGCGGGCAATGGCGGCACCGGTCTGGGCGCTACCAGCGTGCCCTACCCGAACCCGGCGGACAACGGCATCTACGTGATGCCGTTGATCATTCAGGAGCAGACCGGCCCGTCGCTGCGCGGGCGCCTGCCGGGCTTGCTCTGTCCGCTGCATACGATCCCGGCGCCGGAGCCTTGGCGCTTCCCAGGCTTCGTGATCGACGGCACGCAGCGCGAGCTGCTGGTCGTGGCGGGCGCCGCCAACGGCGGCAATGCGCGCCTGGCCTTCGATCTGACCGGCCCGTGGGATTGATCCATGGCCGGTGAAATCCCACGGGTCGTCGGCCCGCCCAGCCGCGTGTCGCCCGGTGCCGTCGCCGGGGTGCCCACCCGCCATGTTCTGCACAACGAGACGCCCCGCATCGAGACCGGCGACGCGGGACCACCGAACCCCCAGATGCCGGACGGCGTGGCGCTCAGCGCGCCCGCGCCGCACCAAGGCATCTCGCCGACGCGGCACGGCGAACTGCCCGCCTCGCGCCGCTTCGACTTCTGGGGCAACGGGCGCATCGAAGGGCGGGTCCGGATCGAAGGCGTCCCGGCAGCGCGCAGGGTGCGCCTGTTCGAGGCGCTGACCGGCCTGCTGGTCGCCGAAGCTTGGTCGCGCCCGGACGGCTTCTACCGCTTTGACTACCTCGACCCCAGCCGCGACTTCTTCCTGCTGGCCCACGACCACGTGCGCCAGTTCAACGCCGTCATCGCCGACTGGGTTCGGCCTGAACCGACCCTCTATCCATGAATCCATGATCACCCTCTCCGTACCGGTGCGGAACAGCCGGCTTGCCGTAATCGGCCAGGCCCTGGATGCCGGCGCCGCAGGCGGCCTGCTGCGCCTGTATTCCGCGCCACGTCCCGACATCGGGCAGGCGTTGACCGAGCAGGTCCTGCTGGCCGAGGTCCGCCTGCCGCAGCCGTGCACGGGGAGCCTGGAGAGCGGCCGGCTGGTCTTTGCGCCCATCGGGCAGGCACTGTGCCAGCGCTCCGGCATCGCCGCCTGGGCACGGCTGTCCGACAGCGACGGGCGCTGGGTGGCGGACCTGGACGTCGGGCTGCCGGACAGTGGGGCGGAGGTTGAGCTGTCAAAGCTGCAGGTCTTCGCGGGCGGCGCGGTCAATGTGGAACTGGCTGAACTGATCGAGTAACGCAGTGACGGTCGATCTCGAATTCAGGGGGGCGTGGAAGCCTCCGAGCGGCGGAAATACTGACCTCGACTTCGGGGACACGCGGCACGTCGTCCCCGAGGCGGCCAGCGCCACGATCCGGATCCGGCTGGGCGCGCCCAAGGCTCGCATCCTGGCGATCTACGACAACCTGGTGAGCCGCAAGCTGGAAGGCGGCGGTCTGGTGCCATGGCAGCGCGCGCAGCGCCATGGGGCTGGCCTGCAGGACGGCTGGGACGATACCGCGCGCGATCGCATCGCCTCGGCGATGGCTTGGCAACCGGGCGAACCGGTGGCCGTCGCCGTCGGGTTGGCCAGCGGTGACAACCAGCGCGCCCGCAGCGCCGGCAGCCTGCGGTGGCAGGACGCCGCCCCCGTGATGTCCTCGTCAGGGGACCGCTTCGATCCGCTGGAGCCGCAGCGCGTCGAGCTCGCCGTGCCGTGGGGCGAGGGGGCTGCGCTGACTGGTGGCGTGGCCAGCCGGTTTGTCTGGCTGGTGCCGCGTCCGCGTGGGCAGGCGCTGGCGTGGCAGTCCGCCGTGCCGCTGGCATCGCGCCAGGGGTTCGGCTTCTCGCCGGGACGCGGGCACACAGGCCATTGGTCGGCGCCTTGGGAGATCGGGCGGCAGCCGCGCCCAGGCGAATCGCATCTGCCGGTCGCGCCGCCACCCACCCAACCTGAACCCCGATACCACCCCGATCTCAACTTCCTCTGTCCCGCGACTCGTCAGGGGAGCGCGTGGCGCCCCGCGTTGTGGCTGGACTTCGGTACGCACCCGTGTGGGCAGCCGGGTACCGAGGTCTTCAGTGTCCCCATCCTCAAGGTCTACTTTGTGAGCAACTCCGTCGACGTCGTGCGCCTGCCCGGCCGTGAGCCCATTCCCGTCAAGAGCCTCCGGCTCTCCGTGGATGAGGGTTCGTGGGCCTGGGGACTGTCAGCGAGCCTGCCTTATCGGGCGCTGGAAATGGTCGAGCCGACCGCGTCCGGGCCGGTGGAGATCGAGATCACCATCAACGGTGTGACCTGGGTGATGCTGGTCGAAGGGTTCGATGTGCGGCGCGAGTTCGGGCAGGCGCGCCTCGACATCCGGGGGCGATCAACTGCTGCCTACTTGGCCGCGCCCTATGCACCCAAGCGGTCGTTCATTCCGGCAGCCCCCTTCACCGCGCGCCAGCTGGCCGAGCAGGAACTGACGCGCGCAGGACTGGTGACCGGCTTCGGGCTCGACTGGCGGCTGCCGGACTGGCTGGTGCCCGAGGGCAGTTGGGGCTACCAGTTGCTGAGCCCGATGGAGGTGATCGGCCGCATCACCGAAGCCGTTGGCGGCTACGTCAACGCCCATCCGCGCCTGCGCACGCTGGTGGCCAAGCCCCGTTATCCGGTGCTGCCGTGGAACTGGGCGACCGCGCCCGCCGACCGGGTTCTGCCCATCGATGTGGTCAAGACCCTGAATCTGCGCTGGGAGGAGAAGCCGGCCTTCAACGCGGTGTACGTCTGCGGCGAACGCCAGGGCGTCACCGGCCACGTGGTTCGCGCCGGCACAGCGGGCGATCTGTTGGCCCCCACCGTGGTCGATGGGCTGATCACGCATGCGGATGCCGCGCGCGGACGGGGCGGAGCGATCCTGGCCGATGTGGGCCGCCAAGCCAGGGTGACTCTGGAGCTGCCGATGCTCAACACGCTCGGCCTGCTCGATCCCGGTCTGCTGCTCGCCGTGGGCGAGAGCGGTTCGACCTGGCGCGGCCTGGTGCGTGCCACCAGCATCGCCGCCGAATGGAATGAATCCCTCACCGTGCGCCAGACCATCGAGGTTGAGCGCCATTACCGCTAGGAGCGCGCGATGCCCAACCTGTGGCGGCAGTTCGAGGAACTGCTGCCGGATTCCCCCGTGCTGGTCGGCACGGTAGTGACCCGCCACGTCGACGGCACGGTCACCGTTCAACTGCTCGGTGGCGGACTCGTGCGTGCCACGGGCGCCGGTGAGCCTGACCAACGCTTGTTCGTGCGCGGCACCGAAGTCATCGGCCCAGCGCCGACGCTGCCGAGCGTCGAGATCGAAATCTGAATTCCCCTTTCCCTTTGCAACTGGAACCCGCCCTTGAGGCGGGTTTTGTTTTTTTGGAGCACGTCAATGAACGCACCGATGGTGGCCGACGGCATGGTGACCATGCCGCGGGCCGAATTCGAGGAATTGCTGGAGCGCGTCGCCGAGAGCGGCGCACGCGCGGCGCTGGCCGAAGTGGGCCTCGATGGCGAGAACGCAGCGAACGACATCCGCGAGCTGCGCGGCCTGCTGGATGCCTTCAACGAGGCCAAGCGCACCGCCTGGCAAACCATGGTCCGGATGATCACCACCGGCCTGGTGCTGGCGTTGGTGGCAGGGGCGGTCATCAAGTTCGAGCTGTTCAAGGGGGCGCGATGATCGAGACCCTCCTGGGCGGTCTGCTGGGCGGCACCTTCCGCCTGGCCCCCGAGATCCTGAAGTGGCTCGATCGCAAGGGCGAGCGCGGCCACGAGCTCGCCATGCAGGACAAGGCGCTGGAGTTCGAGAAGGTACGCGGCGCGCAGCGCATGGCCGAGATCGGTGCGAGTGCTGATGCGGCCTGGAACACCGGCGCTATTGAAGCGCTGCGCGATTCCATCACGGCGCAGGGCCAGACCTCTGGCGTGCCGTGGGCCGATGCGCTGTCGATCACCGTGCGACCGGTGATCACCTACTCCTTCATGGCGTTGTACTGCGCTGCGAAGGCGGCCGTATTCACGGGAGCGATCACTGCCGGGGCGGGTTGGATCACGGCGACGGTACACGCGTGGACCGAGGCTGATCAGGCGCTGTGGGCGGGCGTACTGAACTTCTGGTTCTTGGGTCGCACGCTGGACAAGATGAACCGGGGGCAATGATGGCGCGTACTGGACGTCCCGCTGTTGGGCTCATCAAGCGGAGGGAGCGATGGGCCCACTTGTAGTTCCACAGTCCGCAGTCGACCTAGCCAAGCGCTTCGAGGGCTTCCACCGGATGGCGAAGCTCGATCCCACTCGGGCTCACCCGTATATCTGTCCTGCTGGCTACTGGACGATCGGCTACGGACATCTCTGCGATCAGGCGCACCCACCGATCACGCAAGCGCAGGCCGAAGTCTATCTGGCGGCGGATCTTGTGACAGCGCTGAACGCGACGCTGCGCTGCTGTCCCGTGCTCGCCATCGAGCCCATGCGCCTCGCAGCCATTGTGGACTTCACCTTCAACCTCGGGGCGGGCCGGCTGCAGACCTCAACTTTGCGGCGGCGGATCAACCAGCGAGACTGGATTGCCGCTGCGGCCGAACTGCGCCGCTGGGTCTACGGTGGCGGCAAGGTGTTGCCGGGACTGCTCGCGCGTCGCGAGGCCGAAGTCGCTTTATTGCGAGTGAATTGA